TGATCTTAAATCACAAAGCTGGGCCGCCAAGGGCAAGGCCCGGAAGGTGCAGAGTTTGGGCCACCTTATTGTTAATTGCATTTAACTTTATCTTTGTAAAAGATTATTCCGTTGCTAAAGAGAATTACAAACCTACACATTATAAGCAATACATACTTATAGAATTACAAGACTTTACAGAAGCTTATTGCCTAATAGATCTATATACAGCTGAGAGCAGGCTAAACCCCAAGGCACGTAATGGCTCACACTATGGCATACCACAAGGTAGGTCTAAGTATCTAGCCACAGTAGATGGTACTAAGCAGATAGACTGGGGTATCAAATACAATCTAAATAGATATGGATCTATGTGTAAAGCATTAGAGCATTACAAAATAAAGGGATGGCATTGAGTCGTAAAGCAATAAGCACAGGTAAGTGGAAGAAGCTAAGACTTACGATTCTTGACAGAGATGGCAGACAATGTGCGCTTTGCAATAAGCCAGGCGATACTGTAGACCACATAATACCTAGAGTTAAAGGTGGCGACATGTGGGCTAGCGATAACTTACAAGTTCTATGCAAGTCATGTAACAGCTCTAAAGGTGGTCGTTTTTTTAGCCACAAGGCGACCCCCCCTGTCTTTTCACAACGTTCTCTCCCTGAGACGGTCCGAACAGTGCCAGACTCACCATTTATTAAACCTGATACGCTTGACTTCGATGCAAAGTGATACCGAACTAAAACAGACGCCACGAGGGGTCGGGCTAATTGGCAGCACTGAGCCTAGAATCCACACGCCTTTATTGACTGGCCCATCTAAATCACAAGAAGTTGCAGATCTAGCCGAGAAGATAGGGCTACCACTTATCCCTTGGCAACGCTGGGTCTTAGATGATCTACTCGCTGTAGATGATGCTGGTATGTGGCGTAAAAAAACAGCTCTAGTATTAGTCGCCCGTCAAAACGGCAAGACGCACCTGGCACGTATGCTAATACTGTCGCATCTCTTCCTATGGGGATCTAAGAACGTGCTGGGTATGTCTTCTAACCGTAACATGGCATTAGATACATTTAGACAAGTTGCTTACACAATACAAGATAATGAATTCTTACTAAAACAGATTAGACAGATAAGACTTGCTAATGGTCAAGAATCTATTACATTAAATAACGGTGCTAGGTATGAGATAGCGGCAGCGACTAGAGATGCGCCACGTGGTAAGACTGCAGACTTTCTATACATAGATGAGTTACGTGAATGGACACCAGAGGCGTATACAGCTGCACTACCAGTCACTCGTGCAAGACCAGCGGCCATGACTTTAATGACAAGTAACGCAGGTGATGGATTTAGTACGGTGCTTAATGATTTAGTAGAGCGTTGCAAATCTTATCCACCAGACAATTTAGGTTATTACGAATACAGCGCACCACAGCATTGTAAAGTTCATGATCGCAAAGCTTGGGCTATGGCAAATCCAGCACTAGGGCATTTAATAACAGAAGACACATTAGAAGAATCTGTAAACACAAACAGCATAGAAGCTACACGTACTGAGATGTTATGCCAGTGGGTAGATAGCGCAGTAAGTCCTTGGGTGTATGGCAGTATAGAAGCATGCAGTGACAGCACACTAGAAATCCCTGTCGGGCCAATGACTATAATGGCCTTTGATATTGCACCTACACGCAGATCAGGTGCGTTAATTATGGGTCAGATGAAAGACGGCAAGATAGCAGTCGGACTTGCACAGCTGTGGCATAGTGATATTGCAATAGATGAAGTCAAGATGGCAAGTGATGTAAATGAGTGGGCACGTAAATACCATCCACATATAATTTGTTTTGACAAGTACGCCACGCAGTCAATAGCAACACGATTAGAGCAAAGCGGATGGCGTATGCAAGATGTATCGGGTCAAGCCTTCTACCAGGCATGCTCGGATCTATCCGATGCTATGGCTAACGGCAGAATGGTGCATAGTGGTCAAGCAGATCTAGTACAGCACCTAAATAACTGTGCTGCTAAGACTAGCGATGCAGGCTGGCGCATAATACGTAGAAAATCTGCCGGTGACGTTACAGCTGCAATATCTTTGGCTATGGTCGTAAGCCAGTTGACACGCCCACAACAAACCGCGCAGATATTTGTCTAAGTTGCACCATAAGTCCTATTTATGGTATAAAGTATATATATGGGTCTATTGTCTGCTTTGGGTATAACAAATAAAAGAGAAACCGTACAAGCGCAATACGCCCCTGCCGTTATGGGCGACAGCATTATTGGATTTGGTTATAACACGTTTGGTGCAGGTCCGATGGATCGCACACTTGCAACACAAGTACCTGCAGTTAACAGATGCGCTAATTTAATTAAAGGTGTTATAGGATATTTACCATTAGAGCTGTATAGAAAATCTACAGGCGAAGAATTAGCAAAGCCACTCTGGTGCGAGCAGCCAGATATTCGACAGCCACGATCCGTCACTATCTCGTGGACTGTCGATAGTCTTATATTTTACGGTGTTGCATATTGGCGTGTTACAGAAGTATATGCAGACGATTTAAGACCAGCACGTTTTGAATGGATTAACAACACACGAGTAGTTGCACAATTAAACCCATTAGGCACAGAAGTTTTGTACTACACAATCGATAATGAAAAAGTACCGATGGTTGGCGTTGGTTCACTAGTTACATTCCAAGGATTAACACAAGGTGTATTACAAACAGCAGGCCGCACAATACAAAGCGCATTAGATTTAGAAAAGGCTGCAGCTGTAGCAGCACAGACACCAATGGCAACAGGATTTTTAAAAAACACTGGTGCAGATATGCCAGAATCGCAAGTACAAGGATTATTAGCAGCTTGGAAGGCAGCACGTCAATCAAGATCTACTGCATACTTAACTAGCACATTATCTTATGAGACTGTTGGCTTTAGTCCTAAAGATATGATGTACAACGAAGCATCACAATACTTAGCGACACAGATAGCACGTGCTATGAACGTACCTGCAATATATATTTCAGCCGATATGAACGGCAGTTACACCTATCAAAATTCTGTAGAAAACCGTAAAGAATTTGTTTCGTATTCTTTGCAGCCTTACATTTGTGCAATAGAAGACCGACTAAGCATGAACGATATAACAGCGGCTGGTCATATTGTACGTTTTAACATTAGCGAAACTTTTTTACGATCAGACGACAAAGCAAGATTAGAAGTTATTGAGAAGATGTTAGCCCTTGGACTTATAGACCTAGAGCAAGCAAAAGAAATGGAAGATCTAACCCCTAACGGAAATCAAAGCGGCGATGCTGAGTACATTAACAGCGCAAAAGGAGAAAATGCATGAGTGATATACAACAAGCCAATATACCTGCTAGCACGGTAACGCTACTAGCGTCAGCTGCTCGCACTGCAACAGTTACCGGCACAGCCGTTCAAGGACTATCTGCAGCAAGACTATTAGTAATGCAATTAAACGTGACAGCAGCCAGCGGTACTTCACCTACCTTAGACGTGGTAGTACAAGACACAGTAGATGGTACTAACTGGAATACTATTGCTACATTTGTACAAGCAACAGGTGTTACACGAGAAGTAATCAGATTAACTACTGCATTTACTGATCAATTAAGAGTAGTCGGCACAATCGCTGGCACTGACCCATCATTTACCTTTGCAGTTCTAACATGGGCGGATTCAAATTGATTCTTACATTTAGCAGCCAAATAGAAAGCTCAGACAATGAGCGCAGAGTTATTGCAGGCAAAATTGTGCCGTTTGAAACACCTGGCAACACCAGCGTGGGTAAAGTGGTCTTTGCTAAAGGATCAATAGATGTAGGCGACCCTGGCAAAATAAAAATGTTAATGTCACATAAAAATGATATGCCCATTGGTCGCATGCAAAGATACAATGAAGAAGAAGATGGCATTTACGCATCTTTCAAAATTTCTGCCAGTATGCAAGGAGAAAATGCACTAGTCCTTGCTGGTGAGCAATTAGTAGACGGCCTATCTGTAGGCGTAGATGTAATTAAATCATCACAGAAAAAAGATTATATTTATGTAACTAAGGCGCAATTAAAAGAAGTTAGCCTAGTTGAATCACCAGCATTTACAGAAGCACAAGTAACTAAAGTTGCCGCTAGCGAAGGCGAAGCGGATGCAACAAATCAACCAACTACGGAAAGTGAGGCACAAGTGGACAACACCACCGAGCCAACAGCAGTACCAGTGGTAGAGGTTGCTCCAGTAGAGGCCGCACGCCCAACAATTAGTGCATCCTTCTACACAGAGCCTCGCTCACCAATTAGAACACAAGCTCACATGCTAGAACACAGCATCAAAGCAAAATTAGGTAACCACGAATCAGCAACATGGGTAATGAAAGCAGAAGCAGACGTAGCAAAGTTTATGACTTTCGCAGATGATTCATTCACTACCAACCCAGCATTTAGTCCAACACAATTTGTACCTACAGTGGTAGATACACTTATTGGATCACGCCCAGCAGTAGACGCAATCGGTTCACGTGCGCTACCAGCTGCAGGTATGACAATTTCAGTACCTAAGATCACTACTTCAGGTACAGTTGCAGAAACTGCAGAAGCAGCAGGACCTTCAGAGACAGGTATTGTCAGCAGCTATGTAAATCTAACAGTGAAAAAATACGCCGGTTTACAACGCTACAGTTTAGAAATTCTCGAGAGGTCGTCTCCAGAGTTTTTTGCAGCCATGATCGATAACATGACACGTGCTTATAACAAAGCAACCGATGCAGCAGTAATTGCAGCATTAACAGCAGGTGGCACACAAGCTACAGCAGTAGCAGCATCTTCAGCAGGAATTATTTCCTACGTATCAACAGAATCACCAGCTGCATACCTTGCAACCGGTGAATTAGCAACACGTTACATCGCTGGTACATCACAGTGGTCATTACTGTTAGGCGCAACAGATACAACTGGTCGCCCAATTTACAACGCTGCTAATCCAATGAACAATGCAGGAGCTGCACAACCAACATCACTACGTGGTAACGTATTAGGTCTAGATCTATACGTAGATCCAAACGCAGTGTCAACAACTATCGATGAGTCTGCATTTATTGTAGTTCCATCTTCAGTATCAATTTACGAGTCACCAATTCTAAGACTATCTGTAAATCAGCCAGCAACTGGCGAGATTGAAACAGCACTATACGGCTACATGGCCGTTGGTGTATTAGTCGCTGGTGGCGTTCGCCGCTTCAACCTAACCTAATAAGTTAGTTAATTTAATAATCCCTAGGGTTTAGTAGCCCTAGCCCTAGGGAGCTTTTTAAGAGAGGACACTATGCCCGCTGCGATGGTAACAATGGCAGAGTTACGCAGTAATTTAGGTATTGGCACTTTATACAGTGACGCTACAGTGGAAGAGTGCTGCCAATCGGCAGAAGATTTAATACAGGGTTATTTATGGCATAACGATGCCCCAGTAGTAGCTTCATCTATTAGCAATAACGTAGCAACTTTAGTATTATCAAATCCTGGCATATTTACTACAGGTCAATCAATAACAG